GAAATTCGGGGCATTACTTTTTCGTAAGGACTGTAAACTCTGTTACCTTCCGCATCGTTTTCCCAGTTGTGTACCTTTTTGTAAAAGTTAAAAGGCCCTTTTACTATTCCTGTTCCAAGTAAAGCTGATTCAAAAATAGCTCGTCTAAACACATTAACAGCATTGCTATCAAGAAGTTGGTCGTGAATACACTTCTCCATACGCATTGCCATTTTTTGTGCAGGTTTGACTTGTGGTTCACCTAATTTAGATGTTCCTGCGACAAGCATGTTTGGAAATTCTTTACCGTACGAACCTAGTTTGTGTGGTTCTTCTAACGATAAAGCACCGGGAAGAAGTTGTTTTCCATCTCCTTCAAAACCATACGGATCAGTCATCTCATCAATTGGTGTTTTCATGTGAGCAAATTCTTCAATACCTTCTGGCATTGGGGTAGGCTCAACCACCAACGGAAATTTTTTGTTAGCAAACAATATGTCTACTATTTGACCGTACGCTGCAAGAACTTTAGTTTTAGTTATTTTTATAAATACTTTAGAACGTTCAGAATCACGGTATTGAGTTGTAGAATCGTAAATTCCTCTAAAGTTTTTATACGCCTGTAACCAACGTTGTTCGTGTGTGCGTCTGCCGTTTTCTGAATCTTCAAACTTTTTCTTTACGTAGCCTGCCAGTCCGGGCATTTGCCCTGACGGATCATTTATAGATACGCTAGAATCGTCTTCAGGTTGAAGAAAATTATCATCAGCCATTAATTTTTACCTTAATTAGAAGTAGTTTTTGTCGTCAGCCATTTTGTTGAAAGATGCTTCAACTGTTGGTTTAGTTTGCTTCTTTGGCATATCTACCTGTAAAGCATTACCATCAATTGTAGTTGAGAACTCTTTCTTTTCCCTGTATAACTGATTAGAACCCATCGGGTCGTTATGAGATGTCTTATCTGAATTCATAACATAAGATGGTCCATAATTGTAGTCATTGTTAGGCATTATTGTCTCCCTATTTGGTTTTTGTTAATAAATCCTCCAGAAGCGTAACCTCTGGGTAATCCTATTCCTTGTCCTGTTAATGATTGTGTTAGTGCATCTAAAATAGACCCACTTTCTTTTATTGATTTATCATCTGCAGCTTTTTCACTTACAAATTTTTCTGTAGCTTCTCCTATATTTTCTATGTCTCTAACGCTAACTGGTAAAGGATTAAATGTTTCAACACCTGCTCTAGCTATAGCTTCTTCTTCTGACATACCTTCTTGTTTGGATTCTTGATATTCAAAAGCTCCGCCTACAAGTGGAAGAGACTTTGCAGTTGTAGATACTATCGTTGCTGTAGTACCAATAGCAACTTTACCTGCCTTTGATTTTGCAACTTTTTCTACTCCTTGAACAATATCATCCCAAAATCCTTGATCTTTTAATGTTTGTTGTACATCAGGGTCAAGTTCTTTCCACGCATTTGCATCAAGATTTAATTTTTTTTCTTTTTTAAGTTTTTTTTGTAATTCTTTTTGTTCAAGAGTATCTTTAGCTTTTTTAATTTTTTCTGATTCAGAAAGTTCTGCAACTTGACTTTGTAAATCTAATTTTGTTTTTGTTTTTTTTAATTTTTCTATTTCCAAATCTTCTTGGATAAGTAGTTCTTTTTTAGTTCCTGTTACAGCTTGTGCTTTTGCTAATTTTATTTCTTCTGGGTAAGCATCTCTAGGCTTTACCATCTTTTTAAGTTCAGTATTATCAAATTTAAAATCAGATTTGTGCCCATCATAAACTTTTACATTTTCGTTTGCAACGTCTAGCGTTGGTACATTTAAACCGTACCCTGTAAACAAATTATTAACTGTGCCTGCGTTTAAATTAAAAGCAGAGGTCTTTACCATGTTTTCAGTAATGTTACCTATAGCTTTTGACTCTGGGGTGTTTACTTTGTAAGACTTTGCTTTTGTGCCTTGTGCTGTATGACCCATAAAGTCATCCCCTAAATTACTTGAAAGTTTTAGATCACTTTCGAGTGCTTCAATATTTGCTGATCGTATTATTTCTGTCAAACCTGTAACAACTTTACCTTTTCTGTCTACAGGTAAAGATATTTCATGTCGATCTAAAAATTTAGGAAGTAAATATTTTTTCCAAGCTTGATTTACTTTTGTTTGACTTGTGCCAAACAATTTAATTTCTGCATTAGGCATGTCGGGGTTTGCTTTTTTGGCTTTGTTGTATACACCTTTGAGAAACTCGGCGAATGACCCAGTATAAGTCGTAGCGTATCTTTTTTTCTTACCTCTAACTTCTCCTTTTATTGAAACTGAAGTGCTGCCATCTTTATTCGTAATTACTGATACATCAGATAATCTTAAAGATTTGTAATCATCTGTGTCATTTAAAATTGTTCCAACTCTGTGACTTGTATATCTGTGGTATATAAGAAAATCTTTAGTGGCTTCACTTATTGCTTTGTCACCTTTCATTTCATTAAAACCTTCAGCGTAGATTTTATCTATCTCTTCAAAAGGTATCATACCTCTCATAGCTTGATCGCCACGAAGCTGACCTTTAGCACCAACGGTTTTTGCCAGACCTGTAGCACCTGTGACATCAGTAGTAAAATCAGTAAGACCAGATTCAACTAATGCTTGATTGGTATATTTTTCTAACGCTTGAGCTTTTACATAAAAATCAGTTTCTACTTTACCTTTGCCTGCTTGTATATTGGTTAAGTAATCTTTACTTTTTACTGTAGTAAAATAAGGACTTTCTAAAGTTACGTTCTCTCCCAATTTACCTTTTGTTATGGCGTTTTTAAATTGACTAATATTTTTAGCAGCATTTTTTTCATTAGCTTCAGTTGCCCTGCTTTGAGCAAGATCTAAAGCTTGCCCTATTGTCATGTCTTGTGTTATTTCTGCCATCTATTAATATCCAAATGTTTGGTCGTGTACTTGATAAACTTGATTTTTAATTCCTTGTAAAGATTTGTGTATTGAAGCGTATCCTGTTGTTCTTGTCATTAGCATATACCTTAGTGCATCGTATGCGTGATCTTCTGCCTTTGTATCAACATCCTCTGCATTTGTTTTGCTAAGAGGTATACCTGCCAGTTGCTTGATAAGGTTGACACAATTCGGAAATATTCGTAGTCGAGGTTCGTTTGTTCGAGGGTCATCGGCAAGCCTACGATGTATTTCCATTTTTCCTTGAAGTCGGTTTCGATCAGAGGGCAACCAACGCACTCCTGATCTCATCATTGTTTCGGCTATCGAAGGACCAAATCCTGTTTTATTCCAACACGAAGAGTCAAGGACTGTATAATGTGGTGTTGGGTCGTCTTCTTCTGTTTCTAGTATTCTATCGGCTAATTGCTCTGCTGTCAAGTGTTTTACGTATAATTCACGATAAACCCAGATATTATTATCCCAATCAATAGCACCCCATAAAATACACGAAGGACTCGAGTAGCCGTAGTCGGCGGCACGTATTCGTGGGAAGTTGGTAGGTAACTCAAAAGGCGGTGTAACATGTTTACTCCTTGAAAATTCTGGGAACGCTGCACCTTCCGTGACTTCCCAGTCTCCTTCAAGCAATCGTTTACGTTCAACTTCAGGAAGTGAACGCAACATCGCTTCGTATTGTCCGTCTGCTAACAGGTATGGGTTGTCAGTTAAACGGGCAGGAATGAACCTACGATAAAATAACGGTTCTCCTTGTTTTTCGTGACCATTGGGCCACAAAAATGGTTTTCCTGTTTCAATGTCTACAGCAGGAAACGTAGAATTATGTTCCGATGGGTCAATATACATCTTTTTTACCCACCATCCTCCGACTCCACCCGGATTGGCTGTGCAACGCATATACAAATTATTTTGTAACTCGGGATCAGTTGCACGAAGTCGTGAACGAAGATAATCCCAAACGTACGGTGTTGGGTATTGGGTTATTTCGTCTATACCGATCCAATTAAACGACTGTCCTTGAAACCGGGTTACGTCTTTGTCTTTGTCTAGGTACGTAAACCAAATGGTTGCTCCCGATGGA